GAAAAGCGTAAAGCAACTCGAAGAGGAAAACAAGTTTCTAAACAGCCAAAAGCGATTGCTCGAAAAACGAAGAAGTTTAGAAGTTTTAGCTAGGTTTAAGTAATGACATTTCTACACACATTAAAACCTGAAGAAAGAAGAATACTTCGTTTAGTTGTAAAGAGAGTTCATCTTAAACATCACCCTGAACAATTTTGTACAGATTTAGAAGCTGATAAAGTTATTGCTGCTATTGGACCTGAAACAGTTGATAAGTTATTAAGGGTAGGAAAGAACACAAAGATTGATACAGTTTAAATACAAACCTGACGGAGATGTCCTCAAGGCTTTTATGAAAGACAGTACTTTCTTTCGTGGCATTAGAGGTCCAGTTGGTAGTGGCAAGTCAGTTGCTTGTAGTATAGAAATATTTAGAAGAGCCTTAATGCAAGAACCTGATAAGTCAGGCAAGAGAAAAAGTAGATGGGCAATTATAAGAAACACAAATCCACAACTTAGAACAACAACAATAAAGACTTGGCTTGATTGGTTTCCTGAAAATGAATGGGGTAAGTTTGCTTGGTCAGTTCCTTATACTCATAATATAACAGCAGGTGATCTTGAGATGGAGGTTATCTTTCTTGCACTTGATAGACCTGAAGATGTTAAGAAACTATTATCTTTGGAACTTACTGGAGTTTGGGTCAATGAAGCTAGGGAAATACCTAAGTCAATTATAGATGCTTGTACTATGAGAGTTGGCAGATATCCTTCTGTAAAAGATGGTGGTGCAACTTGGTCAGGTGTTATCTGTGATACAAATAGTCCTGAAGAAGATCATTGGTGGTCAATAATGAGTGGTGCTGTACCAGTTCCAGATCATATATCTATTGAAGAAAGTCGTATGTTAATCAAGCCTGATAACTGGCAATTCTTTACACAACCTAGTGGAATGATAGAAAAGAAAGATGATGATGGTTCTGTTATTGGTTATGAGCCAAATGATAAAGCAGAAAATAAAAAAAATATTTTAGCTTCATACTATCCTAATCTTGTTCAAGGTAAAACAAAGTCTTGGATAGATGTTTATGTAATGAATAGACTTGGTTCTATACAAGATGGTAAGCCAGTTTATAATATGTTTGTTGCAGATACTCATGTATCGAAAGAAGAAATACCAGTAGCAGATGGTGTGCCACTTTATATTGGCTTAGATTTTGGTCTTACACCTGCTGCTGTTTTTGGTCAAAAGGTTCGTGGTCGTTGGCTTATCTTACAAGAACTTGTAGCATTTGATATGGGTATTGTTAGGTTTGCAGAACTACTACGTTCAGAAATAGCAACACGTTATAGTAATCTTGAGGTAAATATATATGGTGACCCTGCAGGTGACTTCAGGGCACAGACAGATGAAAGCACACCTTTTCAGGTTTTAAGAGGTGCAGGATTAATGGCAAGACCTACAAATAGTAATGATGTTTCGTTGAGAATTGAGTCAGTTTCTACAGTTTTAAATAGAATGGTAGATGGTCAATCTGGAATTTTAATTGACTTTAGGTGTAAAGAATTGGTAAAAGGGTTTGAGGGGGGTTATCAATACCGAAGACTCCAAGTATCAGGAGAACGATATGAAGATAAACCTCTAAAGGATAGATACTCACATATCCATGATGCAATGCAGTATCTTATGTTGGGTGCAGGTGAGGGAAGGCAAGTGTTAGGTATGAATAAACCATTAGAAACATTTAATGCAAGAGTTGAGTATGATGTATTTCAAAGAAAAGCAAAACCAGTTAGAAGACAAGGCTTATGGGCAAGAATGTAAAGGAGTAAACTATGTGTGTAGGTAGAAGTAGTCCAAGTCCTCCACCACCAACAGTAGAAGAAAAAGAAGCTGAGATGGAGAGAGAGGCAGAAAGAGAAGTACAAACTGCTGAAAGAAAAGATGCAAGGCAAGATGTGCTTGAACAAAATATTACACGAAAAAGAAAAGGTGTAGGTCGTAGATCGTTACTTCGTGGTTCAGGTGGTGGTATAGGATTTTATAACGAGTATCAAGACTAATGCACGAAAAAACTGCTGACATGATGTTGCAAAAGTATGAGAAGGCTCTTGCTATAAGGCGAGAGTTTGAAGAACTTTATGATGAAATTTTTGAATATTGTTTGCCACAACGTCAAGGATTTAAAAATTATTCAGCAGGTCAACGAAGAGATGATAAGATATTTGATGAAACTGCTGTAGTTGGAATACAAGAGTTTGCATCAAGATTACAATCAGGACTAACGCCTAACTTTGCTAGATGGGCAGACTTTGTTACTGGTCAAGAAGTGCCTGAAGAAGAAAGAGATGATGTTAACAATAAGTTAGATGAGGTAACAGATTATGTATTTGAAGTATTGCAAACATCAAATTTTGCCCAAGAGATACACGAGTGCTTTATCGACTTGGCTCTGGGTACTGCTGTACTTTGTGTCATGGAAGGTGATGCTGTTAATCCTATTCGTTTTCAATCTATACCTTTGCCTCATGTTGTTTTAGATACTGGACCTGATGGCATGGTAGATCATGTTTATCGTGAACGTATGATGAAGAATGAAGATATTATGATTGCATATCCTAATGCAGTTCTAAGTCCTAGTATTGCTAATAGAATACAAAATAATCCTGAAGCACAAACTAAAATATTAGAAGTATCTTGTAAGTTATACGATAAGCCTAATGAAGAAAGATATTCTTATATGGTTATTGATGTAGCTGATAAAACAATGATTATGCAAGAAACATATGAAGGTGTTGGCTCTAATCCATTTATTGCTTTTAGATGGAGTAAAGCATCAGGAGAAATTTATGGCAGAGGTCCTGCTGTAAATGCGTTAAGTGCAATCAAAACAACTAACTTAACAATAGAGTTAGTATTAGAAAATGCACAAATGGCTATATCAGGTATCTATCAAATTGATGATGATGGTGTTGTTAATGTTGATACAATAAATCTTTTGCCCGGAACTGTTATTCCTAAAGCGCCTAATAGTCAAGGACTACAACCTATTAGAGCAGCAGGTTCTTTTGATGTAGCTAATTTAGTTTTAAATGATATGAGAAATAATATCAAACGAGCATTATATAATGATATGTTAGGTGATCCAAATAAAACACCTGCCTCTGCAACAGAGGTAGCAGAAAGAATGGCTGATTTATCAAGAAAGATTGGTTCTGCTTTTGGTAGGCTACAAGCAGAAATGGTACAACCAGTTTTACAAAGAGTAGTTTATATTCTAAAGAAACAAGGTCGTATTGAAATGCCAACAGTTAATGGAAGAGAAGTAAAGATAAGAAGTGTATCTCCATTAGCACAAGCACAAAGCAATCAAGATATAGTATCTTTAAATAGATTCTTACAAACAGTTGCTAACTCTTTTGGTCCTGAGATATTGAACATACTTATCTCATCAGAAGAAACTGCACTATATCTTGCTAAAAAGTTTGGTGTTCCTGACACACTAATTCGTGATGCTGACGAAAGGCAACAGTTAGTTGAGATGGCACAACAAATGCAACAACAAGGAGGATTACCACAAAATGCAACCGAAGCACTTGGGGGTTGATGGATTCCCACGAAGCAAAGATAAAGATAAAATAATATCACAAAATGTACAATCTTTGTTTAATACACCAACTGGTATAGAAGTATTAAAATATTTAAAGTCTGTAACTATAGAAGCAGTATCAGGCAGTAATATTTCAGATGCCGAACTTAGGCACTTGGAAGGGCAACGATATCTCGTTGCTTTAATAGTTAAAAGAATCAATCATGCAATGAGGTTAAAAAATGAATGAAGAACAACAAGTAACACAAGAATCTGCTACTGAGCCTACATCAGATGTGATAAGTAATCCTCCCACAACTGAATCAGTAGCAGACCCAGTAGCTACACCTAGACCTGAAGGCTTACCTGAAAAGTTTAACTCTTGGCAAGATATGGCTAAGTCATACTCTGAGTTAGAGTCTTGGAAAGGTAAAAAGGAAGAAGATATTAAAAATGGATTGCTTCAAGAGTTAGAAACTGAAGCCTATTCTAATAGACCTGCAAGTGCAGGTGATTATCAAATACCTGAGATATTAGATGATGCAGAAGCAGCAACTAATCCCCTTTTAAAATGGTGGGCAGATTATTCTTGGAATAATGGACTATCACAAGAAGAGTTTGATGAAGGTATACAAAAATGGGCAGAACATACTCCTCAGCCCAATCTTGATGAAGTAAGAGCATCATTAGGTGACAATGCTAATGCAAGAGTAGAATCAGCACAGTTGTTTATGCAAAAGTTTTTTCCTGCTGAAATGCAAGATGCTGTTGCACAGCTTGGCACAAGTAAAGAAGGCATTATGGCTTTAGAACTTATACAAGAAAAAATGAAAGGTATTAATCCACAACAAGAAGTTACACAGCCTAGTCAACTAACACAAGGTGATCTTGAAGCAGCAATGCGTGATCCTAGATACTGGGATGCTAAGCAAAGAGATATGAATTATGTCAAAGAAGTCGAAGGTAAATTTAAGAAACTTTATGGGTGAAGGCGTTTATGATGGCTTTGCTATTGCAAAAGCTACATCTGAACACGCTAACATACTTCAACATAATTTAAGAGATAGTGATGTACGAGAATGTATAATACATGGTGCATCACCTTTTCGTGCTTTAATGGCAAGCATAAGAGAAAAAGGTGAAAACTATACTTGTATTATAGATGGTGAGCCTATCTGTATGTTTGGTGTTAACTCGATAATGGATCATATGATTGGTCGAATATGGCTTCTTGGTAGTTATGAAATAGAAAAAAGAGGTCGTAAGTTTCTTAGATGGTCACAATCTGTGGTAAATTACTATCAAAATAAATATTATCAGTTAGAAAATGTAGTCCCTGCTGACCATAAACATACTATAGATTGGTTAGAATTTTTAGGATTTCAGATACTTTCCCCATCAGTAAAAGTAAATAGTTTTAAGGTTTTTAGATTTGTTCGTTGCAAAGGTGACGAAATTTTGATAAATAAAGAAGAACAGCCTATTCAATGTTGATAGCCCTATTGGATAACTAGATGACACAAAGAGTAGATAACTGGAAATGTAAATAACTTTTAATAGGAGAGTGTAATGGCTAACACAATAGATCAAGCCTTTATTACGCAGTTCGAAACAGAAGTTCATTTAGCTTATCAGAGAATGGGCAGTAAACTTAGAAATACTGTTCGTACAGTAAGTAATGTGAATGGAAACACAGTAAGATTTCAAAAGATTGGTACTGGAACTGCAACAACAAAGTCTAGAAATGGACAAGTAACACCAATGGAATTGGCTCACACTAATGTCAATGTGACTATGCAAGACTTTTTTGCAGCAGAATTTATTGATAAATTAGATGAGTTAAAAACTAACATTGATGAAAGACAAGCAATAGCAACAAGTGCTGCTGCTGCTCTAGGTCGTAAGACTGATGAGTTGCTATATACAGCTATGGATTCAGGTGCTAACTCATCTCAAATCCATGACACTGGTTCAGCATTAGAAAAAGCTGACTTGTTATCATTGTTTGAAACTTTTGGTACTGCTAATATCCCTGAAGATGGACAGAGATATTTAGCTATGCATCCAAAAGGATATGCTGACTTATTCTTAATTAATGAGTTTGCATCATCAGACTTTGTTGGTGAGCAAAACCTACCTTTTGCAGGTGGTATGACTATGAAAGAATTTTTAGGATTCAAGATATTCTCAACTGCTGCAATCACAGCAGGTAAGAATATGGCATATCATACAACTGCTATAGGTCTTGGTATTGGTGCAGATGTAACAACAGAACTAAACTATGTCGCTGAAAAAGTATCACACTTGGCAACTTCAATGATGTCAATGGGTGCTACTGTCATTGATGACAATGGCGTATATGAAGTTCTTGATAACAATTCATAAGGAGTAGATTATGGCTTTAGATTTAAGTAACTTAACACGACTAGCAGGTGGTAGTGGTGTTAATCTATGGTACTACACCTCAAATGATGCTTTATCTGTAGTAAGAGCAGCAAACTACTTTTCTACAGCAGATGCAACTGGTGGTGAGATGAATGGGCAGTCAGCATTAGGAATGATGAAAGAAGGTGATGTCGTTCTTATATGTGATGCTAATTCAACCCATAAAACTTTATCTGCTACAGTAGTTAAATCTGTATCAGCCACAGCAATAGACTGTGGTGATGGTTCAGACTTAAGTACAGCCGATAGCGATTAAAGGGAGGGGGAGTAATCCCCCTCATCTTATATGTCTAGTACAGTAGCAAACTCAGCAATAGATATAGCATCAAGAGCATTAGTTCTTGTAGGTGCAGAGCCTATTACTTCATTTGACTCATCTAGTACAGAGGCATTAGTAGCAACAAATCTTTATGAAGATACAGTAAGAGCAACTTTATCTACAGCAAGATGGAGATTTGCTACAGAACAAGCAGTATTAAATCAATTATCAGATACACCAACTGGTCGTTTTGATATTGCACATCAATTACCAAGTAATCTATTAGTTTTACATGGTGTTACAGTAAATGATACATTAATAGAGTATACAGTTTATGGTGATAAAGTATTTAGTGATTCAACATCTTCAGATGTTTTAATAGCAGATTTTACATTTCGAGCAGATGAAATTAACTTTCCATCATATTTTTCTTTAGCATTGCAATATACATTAGCTTCTATGTTTGCAACATCTATTGCAAGAGATGATAGACTTATGCAAATGATGGAAACAAAAGCTACTATGTTAATGGCAAAAGCTAGAAACTTAGATGCACAACAACAAACAACAAGAAAGTTATCTACATCAAGATTTATTACTAATAGGAGAAGTTAGATGGCAAGAATAAGAGTGCCATTAAATAACTTTCAGTTTGGTGAAGTTAGTCCTTCTTTGACATCAAGGACAGACACAAAAGTTTATACAAATGCAGCAGAAGAAGTTAGAAACTTTTTTATTAGATCAGAAGGTGGTTTAAAAAAAAGAACTGGCACAAAACGAATACATAATTTTGACACATCACCTAGCTATACAGACATAGCAAATCTTAGACAAAGTGTAAGAATAGAACCTTTTATATTCTCAGATGATGAAAAATATATAATAGCATTTAGTAATACAAGAATAGAGATATTTCAAATAAGTCCTACTACTGGTGCTGTGTCATCTATACAATCTTTAACAAGTCAATCATGGTTAGTAAATACAACATCAGCGCCTTATCTTGAAGAAATTACTTTTGCACAGCAAGGTGATCTAATGTTTATATGTCATAATACTTTTCAAACGAGAATACTAGAAAGGACTAGCCTTACTACATTTACAATATCTACATTTAATTTTGATACATCAAGAGATGGTAATGACATATTTCAGCCATATTTTAGCTTTCAATCATTAGGCACAACAATAACTGTAAATAATACAAGTGGTAGTGGCAGAACTGCTACAACAAGTTCAGACTATTTTGTATCAGATCATGTGGGTACTGATCTTTTAATAGGAGAAACTCGTTGTCGTATTACAGGAGTAACAGATGCTACAAATGCTACTGTTACTATTAATGGCACATTAAGACAGCAACTTGAAGTTGATAGTTTAGAAGTATTTGAGGGTAGTGGTACAGTTAAAGTAACAAAAGCATTACATGGATTGGCAACTGGTGCTTCGATTACTATAGAAAGAGCAGGTGCAGTTGGAGGTATAGCTAATAGTAATATAAATGGTTCTAGAACTATTACTGCTGTGCCTGATGAAAATACATTTGAGTTTACAGCAGGTAGTAGTGCAACTGCTACATCTAGTGCTGTGGGTGGTGGTAGTCCTCGTATTGTTACTGGTGCAGCTACTACTGAGTTTAGTGAGCAAAGTTATTCTGCTCTTCGTGGCTATCCTGCTGCTGTCACATTTCATCAAAATAGACTTTGGTTTGGTGGCACACTAGCACAACCTGATGGTATTTGGGGAAGTAAGTCAGGGCAGTTTTTTAATTTTGATATTGGTGATGCAGAAGATAATGATGCTCTTGATCTTACTGCAAATGTAGGTGAGATATTTTCTATAAGACATTTAGTATCAAATAGAGATTTACAAGTATTTACAACTGGCGCTGAGTTATTTGTACAAGCACCTACAGATAAACCAGTAACTCCTGCTAATGCACAAATTAGAAGACAAACTCCATATGGTAGTAGTTTTGTAAGACCTATAGTATTTGATGGTGGAACTTTGTTTATACAAAAAACTGGTAGTGCATTAAGAGAGTTTTTATTTACAGATGCAGAAGCAGCATATACATCTGTAGCTGTATCAGGTCTTGCACCTCATTTAATATTAGACCCAGTACAACAAACATCTATTAAAGGTGCTTTAAATAGAAGTGAATCTTATGCTTTTTTAATTAATAATGATGGAACTATAGCTGTATTTTATTCTGTACGAGGAGATCAAAAAGCAGGTTGGAGTTTATGGAATACTCAAGGATTATGGCATAGTATATGTGCAGTACATGAAAGATTATTTGTTGTGTGTGCAAGAGATGATGGGTCAGGCACAACTAAATTATTTCTTGAGGAGTTTCAAGATGATATGCCAATGGATTTTTGTGATACCTTTAGTGGTAGTGCTAGTGTTTTTGGTAGTTTAGGTTCACACTTTGCAAATAATGCTGTTGTAAAAGCAACAAATGGTAATGATTTTTTAGGAGAGTTTACTGTAGCAAGTGCAGAAATAGATGCAAGTTCTGTGAAAACTGGATTAACTCAAGCATTTATAGGTTATGCTTTTACACCTACATTAAAAACATTACCTATAGATGCAACTATACAAGGAGGACCTCTAACTGGTGAACCTAGACAAATACCTAAAGTTATATTAGATTTAAACTCAACATTAGCTGTTAGTGTACAAGGACCAAGCACAACATCAACAGCGAGGGATTTAGTGATTAGAAATACAACTGATACAGTAACTGGTGGTTTTATGGAAAGAACTGCTGTTACTGGTAAAGAAGAATTTAGATTATTAGGATATAGTCGTGATCCTAGAGTTATAATATCACAGTCTTTTCCTTTGGATTTACAGATTAACGGAATGATAGTAGAGGTAGCATTTTAATATGGGATTACCATTAGCATTAGCAATAGCATCAACTGGTTTGCAAGTATTTGCAGCAGATTCAGCTTCAAGGGCAGCAAAAGCACAAGGCAGATTACAAGCTAGACAGTTTGCAAATCAACAAAAAGATATTTCTTTTACTGCTTTGCAAGAACATAATAAACGTTTAGCAAATTTAAAAACATTCATAAATACTAATGAAGCAATATTAGGCACATCAGGTCGAGCAATGGATAGATCATATGATGCTATTATTAAAAAAGCAAAACAAGATGCAAGAACAGACGTGACTCGATTAAGAATAGATGCAGCTATGAAAACTGGTCAGGCTTCATTACAAGGATCAATGGCAATGTTACAAGCACAAAATAGAGCAAATGCTTATAGATTCCAAGCATTAGGATCACTAATGTCAGGTGCAGCAAAAGCATATCCACTTATGCCAAATAGTCCCACTACACCTGATTATAGATTTGTAGGTATGGATTAATGAGTTTTGTAAAATCAAAAGGTACATCATTTATAAATAGACCAGTAGGAGTTGTATCAACAAGAACTGGTGCTGAAGAACTGTATCAAACTATAACAAGAACTGCGAATGCAGTATCAAATGATTTGTTTGCCTTAGCTAAACAAGAAGAAATAAAAAAAGGTAAAGACTTTGGAATGTCTGTACAAACAAGAGATTCTAATGGTGCATTAAGAATAGAAAAAGCACCTGATACTTTTAGTGATATAGCAAAACAAACTGCTCAAGGTGAATTAAATAGAATCTATGCAAATGAATTAGCTAATGATATTAATATACAACTTACTAAAGCAAGAGCAGATTCAAATGGAGATGTAGAGACATTTCAAAAACTAGCTTCTACTTATTTAGGTGAAACAGAAAAAGTTATTAGCAGTCAAGGTGGCAGTCAATATGTGCCAATGCTTCGTAGGGCAGGTTCAAGATATATGGCTCAACATCAAAATGCTTTAGTTTTACAAGCAGCAAAAGATGCAGAAAGAAAAGCTACTAATTTAGAATTAAATGATATCGGTGCTAAATTAATAGAATTAGATGCTCTTATATCAGATGGTGTAGAATTTTTTGATGATGAACTTACTGGAGAAGATTTATCTGTAGATTCTTGGAGAGAATCTTTAGTACAAAGAGCCAATGTATTATTAAATAATGGCAAGATATCAAACCCTAAACATAAAGAAATAGTTGGCGAAATACAAAAAACATTTTTAACTGCAAGAACAAGATATAAACTAAATCCAATGGGTAACTCCTTAGATATTAATGCAATAAATATATTAAAAAACTTTGCTTTAGATGGAAGTTTAACAGATACAGAAAAAGAAACTTTAGCAAAATATGATGTTGATGATGCTTGGTTAGAAGACTTTGATAAAATATCAAGAACAAATAGAGATTATATTGTGCAAAGAATAAATCAGTTTGGTACAGCAGTTAATGGAAGATTAACATTAATAGGAAAAAAGAATAAAGATATTGAGTTTACTAGAAAGTTTGAAGGTAATGATATAATAAAATTTAGTGGTGATGATGAAAAGAAAATGGATTCTTACCTTTCAAAAAAATATAATAATAGTCAGCCATTAACTAATAATGATATTTATAGAATATCATCTACACAACAAGGTTTATCTGATTTATTAAAACACAATGGTCTATCAAGAAAAGTAAAAGATTTATTTCAAAATTTACCACAGTTTTTGACTAAGGTTCAAAAAGAAGGTGATAAAGCATTACCTGAATTAATTAAACAAGTTGATTTATTTAAAAATTTTTACACATCTTTTGGTATAGGTGGCAACATAAGTAATCAATCATTTAGAGATGCTATTGGTAATGGAACATTTGAACAATGGTTATCATTAACAACAAGGATAGGTTTGTATGGTGAAGAAAATGTTGCAGGTATTTTAAAAGATATACAATCAACAGATATAGATGCAGCAAGTCGAGAAGTTATGCAAAAGAAAAACTTATCAATCATTGATTCTGATTTTACAAAGTTTGGAGTAGAAGCAAGTATTAACTCATTAATGAGAAAATATATTGATGAAGGATTGTTTGGTAGTGGTGCAGATTTTAATCCTGAATCTATTTTATATATGAAAATGGTAGCTAAAAAAGAATTAGCTATTGATAACACAGATGAATCAACACTAAAAGAAATATTAAAAAATACTTATAATGCTTTATATGTAGAGTCATCAGTAATATTTAGTGAGTCACAACAAACTGGTGAATCAGCTTTTTATACTTTTGGCATGGGTACAAAATATTTAAGAAGTAGATTTGCACCTGAACGATTTTTTGGTACTGGCGAAGTATTTGATGGATTTAAATTATATGTAAATAAGCATGTTAAAAGAATTATGGGTGATGGTAAAGATTATAAGTTAGGTGAAAATATATTTTTATTTCCAACTAAAAGATCAGGTACATTAAGCACAGCAGAATATATGGTAGTATCAAGTGATGGACAATCGCAGTTACTAAAACAAGATGGTGATATTATTGCTATTACTACAAATGGTTATATGAAAAAACTTAATGATGAAAATAGAGTTAAATATCTTGCTAGAATAGAAGAATTAAGGAAACAAAGAATTGCTAGAATCAAAGGTACAAAACAATTAACTAAAAAATTAAATGAAGATCAAAGTGTTTTTCAACAAATTTTAAAAAGTTTTACAGCAACTCAAGATATAACAGGACAGTTATTAAAGTAAATGCCACAACCAATACCATATTATAGTAGAAATCAGGGCATATCTACTGCACCTGATTTAGGATTTTGGGAAGATGTAGGTAATAATTATGCTAGACAATATAAAGGTATATTAAGAAGTTTTAACGCTACATTATTTGAAGATTTTGCAACAGAAGAATCTGAAGAAGATTTTGCTTGGTATAATGATATTGAAGGATATGAAGAAGAAGCTGAGTATTTAAGTCAGGCAAAAAACAAAAAACATTTAGATTACTTAAAAGAAAATTTAGAAATACAAAGAGAGATAAGACGGAAGGCTGAAAGAGGTGGCATTTTACCTGCTATTGTTGCAGGTATTGCAGACCCATTAAATGTAGGTTTTATGTTGCCTATATTTAATACTGGGATTAGAGCAGCATGGCAGGCAAAAAATGCTTTTGGTGTTGGTTATGAAACTGCAAAGATTGCTGTTCCTTTTGCTGTAACACGAGAAGCAATTAGAGCACCCTTTGATCCTTACACTACTGCTGCTGAGATTGGCACAAATATTAGTGCCGAAGTTTTATTATCTGGTTTATTTGGTTTTGCTGCTAGAGGTGCTGCAAATAAAATCATGCAACCAAAAATACAAGAACAGATAAGAAAATATACAGATTATATATTTGATAGAGATACTATTCCAAAAGATATTAATGGTGTTAAAGTAAATCAAAAGCCAACTGGCAAGACTCGACCTGATGGTTCTAAAGTAAATGCTTATTATAGTCCAACAAAAAAAGAAATCTTTTGGGATAAAAAATCTTTGATAGATGAATATCCTTTAAAACCTTGGCTATCACCAAAAGTAAAAGGTGTACAACCTTTACCTGATTATTTATTTCAAAAGCCAGAAGATTGGGCAAGGTTTGTTTTACATCACGAAAAAGCTCATGCAGAAAATCCATTTGAAACATTACGAGTTCGTTATGAAGCACAGAATCCAAACTTTAAATATTCAAGAGCAGATTATGAAAATGAAATAAATAATATTGCTATTGAAGATTTTTCAAAAGGTTTTGGTTTAAAACAAACTGTAGGAACTAAAAGTGCTTTTTACAAAATGATAACCACCCCCGGCAAAAGAATATTAAATGATACAAAACTGCCTAATGAAATTAAAAAATCTTATGCAGATTTATTTTATAATGCTTCTATAAGTTTAGAAGGTAATTTAAGTGGAGCAGGCACTCATGGAGGTAGTGCTGCTGCTCGAACAATACCTTATAGAGCAACTGCAAAAAGAACTAATGATGCGATAAAGGCTGCTTACTTACAAGAGTTAAAAGGTAATCCATTATCATCACAAATTCTTGGTTTAGATATAGATGCTTTAAGTGTAAGGATAGGCAACTATGGCGAAAAAGCAAAGACTTATCAGGATTTCTATACAAATTTAGTATCTTTTAGAATTGATATGGTAACTGATCCTGCATTTGATATGAACTTATATCATGCTTTACCTGATAAACATAAAGAAGCATTAGATGCTTTAGAAACATTTTTTACAGACTTTGAAAAAGGATTAAGAGATGTAGGTAAATTAGGTGATGATACTGGAGTAAGAAGAAAAGTAGCTGATTTAAAAAAAGCTAAAGAATATCACGAATCACAAATAGAAGCACTTAATAAAAATGTTGTTAAAGGTGAAACAAGAAATAAATACATTAATAAACTTAAAATAGATTTAATTGCTACCCAAAAAAAGATAGACGAATTAATAGATTTTAAAGATAAAAATATGGGTAAGCCAGTTACTCGTGAGTTTTTTAATAAAAAAACTGGCAGAAGAGATTTTGGTAAATTTAAATATACATTGAAAATGTTTAATGAAGATGCTGCTGAATTTAATCGTAGAAGAATAAGATTAAAAGGTGAGATCAAAGCAGCAGAAGCAAATCCAAATTATCTTGGTTCTGAAGAATTTAATATTAAAGTTATACCTCATCAGCAATATATAAATAAAATTGATACTGAAATAGAATTTTTAAATGGAGTATTGGAAACACCAATTAGAAAGTATGCTTATCCACATTATTTTAATAAAAGACTTTTATTAGAAGATGAAAATGCAAGAGCAAGATTTAAACAAAAACTTACAGATTTATTTTTTAAAGAAGGTGGCAAAAAAACTTGGGATGAAGATTCAGGCACTTATTTATTAGAAGATGCAAGTGATGTTGGGAAAGCAGCAGAGTTAGCAGAAAGAACAATACTACATATATTAGAAGACCCTGATATTATTAATCTTTTACCTAGAAGCGGCAAAAGAAAACATTTAATGCAAAGAGTTTTAAATTTTCCAACACATGAACTAAAAGAGTTTCTTATTCTTGATGAAAGAGTAATTGAAAAGTATGCAAATCAAATGGGATTTCATATAGAGTTTGGTCGTAAGATGGGCACTATGGATATTGATGATGTGCTAGATAGACATGAATTTGTTATGAGAGAAAAAGGTATACCTGAAAAAAGAATAGCTGAAGTTCGTAGTGATTTTTTAGGTGATTATGAAAGAGAAGCAGGTATACATATTCGTGATCCTGAAGCTAGAAGTCAAAGATATGTCAGAAACTTACAAGCTGTATCAGGTATGACTTATCTAGGTGGTGCAGGTCTAACTTCTCTTATAGATGCAATAGGTATGCCTATATTTAGGTTTGGTCCAACTAAAGTTTTTAAAACTGGTATGGATGCAATTAATGGTGATTTCCCTGAAATGTTAAAAATGGGAAAACAACTTAGAGAATTAGCAGGTGAAGCTATTGAAATGGATGTTCCTATTGTTCAACAAAGATATTTAGGCGATAGTGTAAGAGATATACAGCCTCGTCTTACTGAAAGAGTTATACAAGGTGCAGAAAAAATATTTTACAGAGCCAATCTATTATCACAAGTAACAGTTGCAGGTAAATACTTAGATAATAATATTTTAATACCTACTTTTTATCAAAGAGCATTAGCAATAAAAAATAAAGAATCTATAATTGAAGGTGGCAAAGATGTTACTGATAGTGTTATCGAAGAATTAGCAAGATATGGCATTAGTCCACAAACAGCTATAGATATGATAGATTCAGCAGGTTGGTACTTATCTCCAAAAGGTCATGCAAAAGTTGATATAAGTCAGTGGGCAGATAAAACTGTTGCTCAAAGAGAACTAAAACAAAGTTTTCTTACATACATGGGAACTCATGCTCGTAATACTATTATGAACGCTACTGCTTTTGATAAACCTATGATTATGGATGGGTTTATGTATGTAAGAATGAATCCAATATTAAAGATGATGGGGTATACTGCTGATAAAAGAGCTTCTACAGCTAATATAGATATGGTTCGTTTAGAATCTGCTGTATTTGCTTTACCTTTTAAGTTTTTAAATTTTGTATTTGCAGCTACTAATCGTATCACAATGAATATGTTTGATGCTAATGTACAACATAGATTGACTGGTATGATGGGATTAATGGCTATGAGTTATTTAGTTTTAAAATTAAAAAAACCTGATTATTGGTTTGAAAATAGAAGCACACCTGATTTAGTTGCAAGAGTTTTTGATCAAAGTGGTATTGGTGGTATTTATACAGATTTAGCTTATCATGCTATACATAGTGCTATTGCACAAGGACATTATAATAATAATACTGCTTGGATTAAAGGTAAGTTTAAGCCAACACCAATGGATGATTTATTTGACAAACTAGGTGCAACACCTAGCATGATTAGAGAATGGACTCTTGGTGCATATGAATTAACAGCAGGTAGCACAGATGAAGGTATTAAAAGACTAATGAGAAATGTACCTATATTAGGATTATTTGGCATGAATAGAGATTTAGAGTATATGTTTAGAACAAGATATTAATAGACATTTATGTAAAAAAAATGTAAAGGTTAATTATGACAATAGCTTTAAGTGCAAATACACCAAGAGTTAGTTACACAGTAAGTCAAGGTGTGACACAAACATCTTTTGCTGTGCCTTTTGTATTTTTTACTGATTCAACCGATTTAAATGTATTTGTGGATAACACAGCTAGGACTTTTGATGCTTCAACTGCTAATACATCTTTGTTTACTGTGTCTGGTGGTGATGGTTCTACTGGGACAGTTACAACAACTGTAACTGGTGCAACTGGTGGTAGCACAGTTGTTATTACTAGAGCAGTGCCATTATCTCGTACTACAGATTTTCCTAGTTCAGGTGCTTTTGAAGTATCTAAACTTAATACAGAATTAGATACTATAACTGCTATTCAATCTGATTTTAATGATTCGGCATCAAGAGCAGTAAGATTAAAAGATTCTGATAGCGCTGTATCAATGGAATTACCTTTACTTGATGCAAGAAAAGGAACTGTTCTTGGATTTAATGCTACTACTGGTGCTGTCGAAGCAGGACCAACAATAGCTAATGTAAATAGTTTGTCTGCTATAACTGCTAATATAAATACAGTTGCAGGAATAAGTGCAAATGTAACTACTGTAGCAGGAATAAGTAGTAACGTAACTACTGTAGCAGGTATAGCAAGTAATGTAACAACAGTTGCAGGTGTTTCATCTCAAGTAACTGCATTAGGTGCATCAGATGTTATAGCTGATATGGCTTTATTAGCTAATTCAGATGTTATAGCTGATATGGCTTTGCTTGCTGATAGTGATGTAATTGCAGATATGAATACACTTGCTACAAGTGATATTGTTTCAGACTTAAACACTTTAGCAACAAGTGATATTGTAACTGATTTAAATATATTAGCTACTTCAGATAATGTTACAAATATGGCAACATTAGGTGCTAGTGGAGTTGTAGCAAATATAGCTACAGTTGCAGGGATAGCAAGTAATGTTACTACTGTTGCAGGTGTTGCAAGTAATGTAACAACAGTTGCAGGCATAGCAAGTAATGTAACAAGTGTAGCAGGTATAGCAAGTAATGTGACTACTGTTGCAAGTAATATATCAGACGTAAATACTGTTGCTTCAAATATATCTACAATAAATCAAAAAGCATCACTAGATGATGCAACAGCTTTAGCAATAGCTTTAGGATAAGGAGTGAAAAATGGCTAATACATTTAAGTTAAAAACAAATGCAGCCATGCCATCAAGTGCAGGTTCACCTCTAACTCTTTATACAGTTCCAAGTAGTACAACTTCAGTTATTCTTGGATTGGTGTTATGTAATGTACACACAAGTCAAGTTACTGTAGATGTTCAGTTAGTATCAGATACAAATGATACAGAAACAAATGAAACTGTTAAATTGTTAGATAATGCACCAATTCCTGCAGGATCAAGTTTAGAGATTCTATCAGGTAATAAAGTGGTTATGCAAACAACAGATGTATTAAAAATAGATTGTAGTGTGTCAGCTAAAATTGATGCAACATTATCTATTATGGAGATTACATAATGGCATATATTGGCAATCAGATAACAACAGTATTTCCAAGTTCTATAAGTGTTGATGATGCTACTATAAGTGGCAATACAACTATTGGTGGCACATTAGGGGTTACTGGTGCTTCAACATTATCAAGTACATTAGCTGTTACTGGTGTATCTACTTTGTCAGATAACATTGTTTTTGATGCTTCATCTAAAGGAGTGCATCTTGGAGTAACTTCAGCAACGTCTACTAATTTACTTGATGATTATGAAGAAGGAACATGGACTCCTGCGTTTACTTCAACTGGTGCATCTTTTAGTTATGGAACACAATCTGGAGAATATATTAAAGTTGGTCGTATAGTTTTTGTTAGCTTTAGGATACAATTAAGTGGTTCTCCAACTGGCACAACATCAAATACAACATTTCTTACTGGATTACCAATAGCAATAGATTCTACAGCACATTTTGGTGGTACTCATGCAGGGCATTATTTTCAAATTAATAAAACTAGCACAGATGAAGAACCAGTATATCAAGCACAACCTGGAGACACTAAATTTGAAATAAAAATGGTTGGAGATAATCAAGGTGAATCTAATTTAACACCTGCACAAATGAACAGTACTGCACAAATTAGAAGTTCAGTAACATACCTAGCAGGATCATAAGGAGATAAATGTGTCTTTAACGAAAGAAACAGAAATATCTAAAATTGAAGTTGTCAATCAATGGATAATACAAGTAAGAACAGATACTGTTGTTAGAGAAAATAATATAGAAATATCAAGAACTATTCACCGACATACTTTGTTGCCTTTTATATCTAATTATGAAGTTAAAACAGAAGATAATAAATGTGTTCCAAATTTAGATTCAAATGGTAAAAAACAATGGACACATATAGCGACAGATATTAGCAATGAAGATTCAAGTGTTCAAGCTATAGCTAATACAGCATGGACAACAAAGGTCAAAAATGCTTATAAAAAATTTATTGAAAGCCGTGAGGAATAAATGCCATATATAGGAACATCACCAAGTAACGGAGTCAGAAGAGTTTACACCTACACAGCTACTGCAAGTCAAACAACTTTTAGTGGTGCAAGTAACGAAGGCTCTACACTAGCTTATGTTGATAACAACTATTTAGATGTGTATCAGAATGGCATATTGCTTGGTTCTGCTGATTATACTTCTACTAATGGAACTTCTGTTGTACTTGCACAAGCAGCTTCTTTAAATGATATTATTGTTATTGTAGCTTATGATGTGTTTTCTGTAGCAGACACAGTAAGTAAGACAGATGGTGGTACATTTGATACTGATGTTGCTTTTACTACAGCTATAAAAACACCAACCATTAAAGCAGCCAATGGTGAAACTGGTATTACTATAGCTGATAATGGTAGTGTTGAAGCATATCACGACAATTCTGCAAAACTTGCTACAAATAGTTTTGGAGCAACTGTAACTGGTTATTTACATCAAACTGCACCAGTCGTTTCAATAATGTCACATACAAGCCAGATATCTATACCAGATAATTCTTCAACTGTTATACCTTTTCAAACAAGTGACGTTGATACACATGGTCTTTATGATGCAACCAATGACAGATTACTCATTACATCAGCATTTAATGGTCATTATTTTCAGATTACTTGGGCAGTAGCTGTAACTGGTGGAACAAATGGTGATAATATGTTTGGTTCTTTAAGAAAAAATGGTGGAGTAATACAAAACGATAATATCTTTTTAACTGGAGATGAAGGTGAACAGATCACATTTCAAGGAACTTGGATTGGAACTGTAGCAACTAATGACTACTTTGATTGCATTGCATTTTCAGATCAATCAAGTGGCACTAAAAATAGTTTAACTGGTTTAGTCAATAGTTTTTTAACAGCAATAAAAATATTTTAGGAAATAGGATATGACAAAAGCAGCAGAATTAGCAAAGATGGGTGAAGTCCTAACCAATAGTCAGATTGGTGGGCGAAGGAATATTATAATTAACGGTGCAATGCAAGTTGCACAAAGAGGTACAAGTTCTACTGGATTAGGTGCAAGTTCAACTTATCCTACTGTAGACAGATTTAATCATGCTTTTGATGCAACAGCAGGAAGATTAACTTCTTCTCAAGTAGCTAGTGGATTGAATGGTTTTGGTAATGCTTTAAAATTAGATTGCACAACTGCTGATACATCTGTTGCAGCAGGAGAACTTTTTATCATACAACAAAGAATAGAAGGACAAGATTTACAACAGTTAAAAAAAGGTACATCAGATGCCGAACAAGTCACTTTATCTTTTTATGCAAAAGTTGTTGGTAGTTCTACAGATATAGTTGTTGAATTAGAAGATGCAGATAATTCAAGGCACGTTGCAAAGTTATTTACATTAACTACAAGTTGGGCAAGATACACATATACTTTTCCTGCTGATACAACTGGTACTTTAGATGATGATAATGCTAATTCTTTTCTTGTAAACTTTTGGCTTCATGCAGGTTCTACATACAATAGTGGAACTTTAGCTACATCTTGGGCAAGTAAAACAGAAGCAAACAGAGCAGTTGGTGCTGACTCATTTTTTTCAAGCACAGACAATGAATTATTTTTGACTGGAGTCCAACTAGAAGTAGGCTCACAAGCTACACCATTTGAGCATAGGTCATTTGGGGAAGAGAGACAACTTTGCTATCGCTATTATTATCAAATGAAAGCCGCAACAAATTTTATGAAAATTGGACATGGCAGAGCATACAACACCTCTAATTCTACTGCTACATATCCAGTACCAGTTCCTATGAGAGCAAATCCTACTGGCTCTGTATCAGCAGCTTCTCATGTTGGAGTTGCAGGGTTGTCAGCAGGAGGAACTACATCAACAAATGCAGCATCAGAAACTTTTAACGATTTTAGTAGATTTGCAATAAATGTTACAAGAAGTGGTGCTGATTTTACTACTGGAAATATATTTCAAGTGGAAGCAGATAACACTACAGATATGACTATAAAATTA